CACGATTCGTATTCTGAAAATCAACCTAAAACATTTATCATACTGGATATTATTACCCCCGTGTTTGGCAACTTGAAAGACCCTTTCTATGGTTTAGGTGGAGTCTCCAAATGGGGGCCAATCGTTGCGATTGCCATCCAGACCTACGGATTTGAATCAGTCAAACTTGCTTGTGAACTTTTGGTAGAATTAAAACAAGCTGGTGAAACCGAGGTCTACAATCCAGATACCTTTTTCAAAAAAGGTATAGCTGGCTACATAGTTCGTGCTAGAAATAAAACCGAGGAAGTACAAAAGGTCATAGAGAAACAAAAGTGGACTGGGTGGTGCATTGAATGTGACCACTCAAAAACATTTGATGAGAAACCATCTGGATACGAACCTTGTGATAATTGTGGTGAGGAAAGTTTTTACGAAAATGAATTTATATACAAACACGAAAAGGCCCAGAGAAATCCTAAACCCAAAGCACCAGATAAATTTGCCGAGGTACGGGATAACGAGGACTTTCAAAAGGTTAACAATTTTTTAAAGGGGTTTGGTGGTGTCGGACTTGACAACAATAGAAAAAGGTAAAATAGGAGAATTAGCAATTACATCAGATTGCATCCAGAGAGGTTATAATGTATATGCTCCAGTCGCAGATTGCGACCAAGTAGATTTATTAGTAGAAATAGAATCTGGTATATTTAGCCGTGTACAAATCAAAACACATTTTACAACTGGACAAAGCAAAACCAGTATCGATGTAAAACTTAGAAAGCATAGTGCTGGGCGTATCGATGTAATTGGTATCTATTACTTTGATGCCGTATGCAGCAATGGAACTATTGCTTACATACCATACCAAGGAGAGAATCAATTCATACTGGCCGTACAAAATGCAAAAAATAATCAAAGACAATCTAGGAATTGGATATATGCATTTAGAGACTTTCCAGAACATAGAGCAATATCGACATATGGCAAGCAAAAGTAAAATAAAGGGAAATACCTACGAACGTGAACTGGTTAATTATTTTATTGATAAAGGATATATTTCTGAAAGGGCCAGAGGAAGTGACGGTAGGGCCTTGGGAATGACTGAAGATGTCGATGGATATTTCCAACTATGTAAGTCTGGACAAAAGATTAAATGGCAAGCTAAAAGGCGTAAAACCATACCAAAATGGCTAGATAATGAAAATTCTGATATGACTATCGTACGGGAAGATAGAGGCGAAAATTTCGTAGTTATCAAATTAGATAAACTAATGGAGTTGTTATGAAAAATACACAAGTAAAGATTAATGCAGATATGGAAGCATTGGATTTGATAAAAAAAGGACTGAGGCTAATTAGGGTTTACCAAGCACAAGAAAGTTCGTGGCTTGATATCGAGGATGTATCTGGGGCAAAGGCATTGACTAATCACATTGATAAAGCGATTGAGAATCATAAAAAAGAAGATTCTACACCGGTTATGAATGATGACCCAAAATGTGACCCAGATGCAAATTGTGACTGGTGACGACAAAGACTGGTTATTTAATCATTTTAAGGCCGACTATAAGTATGGGGTCAAAAAGAAACGTGACCATAGCAGTAATAAAAAGAAAGCTGATGCTATGCTACGGTATTGTAAAAAATGTAATATTGTATGGGAGTATGACCGAGTATCAAAACAGAATTTGTACTACGATGATTTCCCAACTTATGGAAAAATTAGGGAGGAGTGTCCGAAATGCAAAAACCACAATCACTAAATGACAAAATAGTAAAAGAGGTTAAAAGAAGAATAAAGAAAGGCCAGAAGAAATACGGTAATGATATTACTACAACAGACCCAAGAGACTGGCTAACTGAATCTGCTGAAGAAATGTTAGATGGGGTTGTCTATTTGACTGCTCAACATTTTCGTATGCTACAATCCAGAGATTATTATTTTACAAAAATGGACAATGTTTTACAGATTATGAAAAAGATTGCAAAAGATGATTCCAGTAAATACAAGCTGGATGCAGAAAGATGGTTACAGACATTTGAAAACTACAAGTGAGGATTATTTCGTAGATGAGGACTGGTGGAAAAAGTACATTCTTAAATGGAATAAGGCTTGTGACATTATGGGGCCTAGACAATGTCTCTGGGTACTTAGGTTTGATATGAAATATAATGGCCGTTTAGAATCTATGGAGCCTATGAAGTGGAATATGTTATTACAAAAATTAAGGGAAAAATATCAAGAACTAAAAAAGGTAGGTAAAATCGATGCCGATGTATGATTACAAATGTCCAGAGTGTAAAGATATACAAGAAGTTTTTAGACCTATGAGTGGTGGACATCCGGTTTGTGGTCATTGCAATTCTATAATGAAACAAGTATTTCTAAAGGCTCCACCAGTACAGTTTAAAGGCTCTGGATTCCATTCTACAGATTATGCAGAGACCAATTATGACCAGATGTCACCCGGTCAAAGAGATAGTCACGACCAGAAAATTGCTGATGCATATGACAATGAGAAAGAGGCAGAAGATAAAGCATTTAGACAAAAAATTAGAGACGATTTACGGTAACCCAGACATAGTAGCAAAAGGGTTTATGTCGCTATACCGGTCAAACTCTAATAAACAAAAAAGGCCCAGTATTTCTACCGGGCCTTTTTATTATCCCTACTTCTTAGAGTTTCTTATTTCTCTTTTCAGTATGCCACCAACAAACTTCTGTAGGGTTTGGCGATTAAGTGCAGCAAGTGCCTTTAGCTCTTGAAACTGGCGAGTAGACATTTCTGCTCGCAGTACTTGAACCATAGAATCTAACTCATTCCACTCAAACTCATCTGGCTTTATCTCTTTCATTTTGCCCTCGCTTATGCTTGTACCATTGATGGTACGATTTGACTAAGAGTCTTTGCAACAAGTTCTGGGTCAGCGTGTGCATAGTGGTCAACCAGAGTTTTAACATTCGTATGACCAGTAAATGCTATTGCATCTTCTGCTGATTTGAACTTATTCATTACGCTAGTCGCAAAAGTACGTCTTATGTCATAGGTGATATGACCAGTAAGTGCTTTGAATTTTCTGTTGGAAGTATCTCGCTGAGATTTCTTCTGGAACAATCCAAATATAGCATCTCCATACTTTGCAATTTCTGGATGGTAGTAAAGCATAAAAGGTACACCGGATTTTGTACGCTTGTAACTGCCGTTAATAAAATCCTCTTTGGTTACCTTAGATGCATCTACTGGGGCCATCCCGGTATAAGCTAACAATGTCCAGAACATTTTAGTATCTATGTCCGGAGCTTGGTCAATTGCACCTAGAATAGTATTCCAAGGGACAATAGGCTTTTTCTCTGTTTGCTTATTTAGTTCCTTTGCTGATTGACACCATTCAAATGGATTATGCTTTAGGTTGTAAGGTGGTTTAAGTGCATACTTAAACATTCTACGACATATGCTAACACATTTTACAATCGTGATATCAACTAGGGTTTCTTTCAGTTTATTGATGTAGCGATTACATTCACTTTCTGTAACATCAGTAAGTAAAGTATCTGGCCCAATAAGGTTGACAAATCTTTCTAGTTGTCGTTTGTCATTTGCCTTACTGCTTTCAGCTTTTTTACTTACGTCAATTACCTCTGGGATGTATTCACTATGTAGTTTGCCTAGTGTAATAGGCTCTCTATCGAATTCTTGCATCCCCTCTGAAAGTAGCCAATCTTTTTTCTCTATAAGTTTGGCTCTGGTTATCGCATCAACTTTCTTGTTAGTCTGTAGGCTTTTTCTAATTCTCTTACCGGCATAGTTGACATAGTCAACCCAGTAATAGGAAGAATTCCTACGCTTGTATATTTTCATATACTTATCCTTTCTTTTAGTTAATGAAAATTTTGCCCCGGTAGGATAATACAAGAAGAAAGCCGGGGACTTATGGGTCTAAGACCTCTGTATAAGATAGGAAAGACTAGATGCTTTTAATCCTTGTAGTACAGAATCTGTTAAATGTGATTCTATAACTATTCCTTTTGCAAACACCAAGTAATCGTTACCTAGGTTTGACTCAATCCAGTCTATTGCTTTTTGTGTTTTGGTGTAGAGCAATGATATATTGCTGCCATCAACCAGTAGTAGATGTATGTCCATCTGTTTATCCTTTCTTTAGTTAGTAAAGTCTTGCCCCCGATACCGGCCCGGGATTGACACGGGGGACTTACAACGGGAAACGAACCGTCCCGTTACGGTGTGTTAGTCATTAGGGCCATAGGCATTTTCTAACCATTGTGCATCTGCATCCTCATCATCTGGCTCCTCATTCCAACCCTTGTATTCAGCATACTCATCGTAGTTCTGGAATGACTGGGCATTAAATGGAAAATCAATATCTCCATCCTCTTCAGCGTTTTGTAAACCAGATAGGAAATCGTCAACGTGCCTCCTTAGATGAAAAGCAAGTACGGTTTTATGAGGTTCACTAGGTTTGTCTGGTTGCTCCCAACTGTATTGGGCCTCATAGTGACAACTTTCTAAAACGTCCTCTATAGCCTCATTGATGATTATATTTTCATCTTGGTTAGCAACAGTTACTTCAACGTAATGCATTCTATTATCCTTTCTTTTGTTATAGAAATCTTACCCCCCTATAAAGGGGGGATTTGGTTATGCATATTTCAGCTTGGTAAAAAGTGCATACTGAATGATGCAATCAGCCATTCCGGCATCAATCATTCCGGCATCAAAACTAAGGACGAGTTTACCCTTAGAGTCTCTGGCCATTGTTACACATCCATAATCGGGGTTTTTTTGTACCCATCTCAACATCCCCAAACGAAATTTGTCTAGGTCTAGTTTATGGGTTACGTCATCTGCTGATGACCAAGTACCACCATCCTCAATAATCTTAATTACTGCACCGTTACCAACTTCTAGGTTATCACCTAATACGGTTTCGCACCAGTAATTAATACCACCCTCAATGGCAGTAATGATTATATCATTTACTGTTTGTGGTAACAATGTAACCGGTACATTTATTGTATGATTTTGCATTTTATTATCCTTTCTTTTTTTATAGAAACTTTGCCCGGCCATATAGACCGGGACTTTAGGTTACAGATAATTTTCTGTTGCAACTCTCTCATCGTCCTTTATAACTAAAGGCATATGATTTTGTTCGTTTTGAGGTTCGTAATGGTTACCGTTTACATATAAATCTAATAGACTTCTACCATAATTGGTTGTGAAGTTAGATATGTTTATATGTCCACGTTTACGTCTATCCTCAAACTCTTTTGGTGTATCATCAAGTTGAATACATACTTGATAATTAAGCATTCCATTTTTAACAACCAGAGAGTTGTTATCAAATAGAACTACTTGAAACCAACGGTTCTCAAACAAGACCTTTACTGGATTTGCTCCGAGTCGTTTCTTCATTTTATTATCCTTTCTTTTATTATAGAAATCTTGCCCCCCTATAAAGGGGGGACTTATTTACGTTAAGGACTTCAGTAATAAAGCTAGTGCATTTTGTTTATCTACACCAGTCATAAATATATACTGGTCTCTAAACTGTTTGATGGTAAGCTCTTGCCAGTTTTCACCAAGCTGCTTTTTTAGCTTATTCTCAGTACGCTTTACAGATAGTTTCTGCTTTTCCATTTGGTCAGATAAAACCATCTGGTTAACAACTTCTTCGTTGTCCCATATTTCGCCCCATTTTGCATCTGCAAATCTCCAGTTGCGATTTTTGTCATCGTGTTCAATGTCAATAATCATACCGGGAGGAAACCTTGTAGTTAGCTTGTTTGGTTTGAACCAAAGTGCCTCACCAGTCATTTGGTTTTTTTGTCTATCGAAATGAAACCAGACTGCATTGTTATGCCGTCTACCCTCATAGATGATTGTTACTGTTTTCATCTTATTATCCTTTCTTTTATTATAGAAATCTTGCCTCTCCCGGGATGCGATTGGGAGAGGACTTATGTGACGTACTCTAAAAGTATCTGTCAGAGTGTTTTATGCAATGTGCATAGTACTTGTCGTATTGTCTGTCAATCTCTTCTTTGCCAATTGGGTACAGTAACAAGGTATCATATATAGGTTGCAAATCGCCAGTAAATTGTATTTCGTGATTGGCGAATTCTCTCCAACAAATCTGTCGGACTGTATGGTCTGCAACATCTTGCTTGATACCTTCGGTGTTAACCCGTTCTACTTCATCTAGGACTGTTTGTTTATTGTCTACTGGGCAAACAAGGCCACCAACTAAACCAGCATACTTGACACCCGGTTGTTTTTGTTCGTCAAATTGCTTGTTACTAAATGCGAAGAATGCACCGTTGTCCTTTAGTACTTTTGAGATTGCATCTTTAGTGTAATCTGATAGGTATTTCATTTGTATTATCCTTTCTTTTATTAAAAAAATCTTGCCCTCCATATATAGGAGGGACTTGGTTACTTGTTTAGGTTAGCTACTGCTTTATCAATACTGGCTTGGTCGTCTGTTGTCGTGATGATTTTACATCTCTCATCTGCATAACTGCATTGACGTTCCTCGACTACTGTTTTGTAATCGTAATCTCCAAACTCAATAAACCATTGATTGTTGTAGTAAACTAGTAATGTATGATATTGCATTGTATTATCCTTTTTTTTATGAAATCTTTGCTACCGTATTTTATCTGGAGACTAAAATCAAGTACATCCAGATAATATTCGCCCGGTAGCGAGGCGACAAAGAAAGAAAGATAATGCGAATAATCTGAATCTGTACGTTACTTCTAGTTGCTATGGTTATCTGGTTACTGTCGGATTCTATCTTGATAAGTACTTTTGTACCTATAGTCATACGCTTGGTAAGGGTTGCAAATTCTACTGTATTGCTATGCTAAACCGTTTTTGGTTCATATATATCTGGTAGAAGTATTTCTGTGCCTACGATTATTCTGGCTATGACTGGTCTGGGGTAATTTAGGTCTGTTGATTCCGGACTGGATACCGTGAGTATTACGAGTATGAATCTAGTGCCGTAGGCCCTCAAACTAATCAATCGAATTGTCAAACAACACTAGAACTTATGTTACAAATGTAACAAATGCAAATAAATATATATGTAATAGTATAAGATTGGGCCGTCCTCCTCGGTAAATAGAGACTTACAGTCGATGCAACACGGGTCAAATGTTAGGTCAACTAGGCACGGTTTGTGCCGTACTTTTCTGGAATTGGTTGCCATTCGAGGTAGGCTGCACATTAAAAGTAGCGTATCCCTCTCGGTAGGCTCGCATAATGTGACGTGAATGTGACGTAACTCAGTCAATCAGCCTCACTTGCTCGCAAATTATAAGGAGCAAAGGTCACCCCCCGAGGCAAGGTGACAGACTGCAAGTCTGCACATACACTTTTCACGCTCTGAGTTTTAACCGTACTTTTAGCTTACTTAGTATTGGACTTTGTGTTACAATACTGTTAATGCAGAATGTTGTATTTAAACCACACGATGGGCCACAGACAAGAGTATTACAAAGGTCTGAGAAAGAAATCTTATTTGGTGGTAGTAGAGGAGGGGGCAAATCTACTGCTATGACTGCTTGGATGGTTGAGCCATCTTATATTGAAAATCCTCTTTATCGGGGCCTCGTTATTAGAAGAAACTATACAGATTTAAGAGATTGGATTGATAATGCTAGACATATGTGGCGATATCTTGATGTTAAGGTTGTTGGTAATCCAGCAGAATTTAGATTTCCTAGTGGAGCTAAAATAAGAACGGGTCACCTTTCTGATGAAAACTCTTGGTCAGCATTCCTAGGACACGAATACCAAAAAATCGGGATTGAGGAGCTTACACTTCTTGATACTGAAGAAAAGTATTTAAGGCTTATTTCTTCGGCTCGAACGACAGTACCAGAACTTAAAGTACAAGTATTCTGTACTACTAATCCCGGTGGCCCGGGTCATCATTGGGTTAAGGAACGATTCGTAGACCCAGCTTACAATAAAACTTATATAGATGATAAAAACAATTCTCGCATATTTATTCCTAGCCGTATATATGATAACCCTACTCTTATGGAAGTAGACCCCGGATATTTAGATATGCTAGAGTCTTTACCAGATGAATTAAAAAGTGCTTGGTTAGATGGTTCTTGGGATACTTTTGCTGGGCAATACTTTAAAGAATTTAATAGAGATATTCACGTTATTGAGCCTTTTAAAATCCCAGATGGTTGGAGAAGATATAGAGGAATTGATTATGGATACACTAGTTACTTTGGATGTGGATGGTTTGCAGTCAATCACGATGGAGATGTCTTTATGTATCGTGAGCATTATGAGGCTGGTCAAGTACTGGATTATCACATCAGAAAAATAATCGAGCTTACCGGTGATGAGGATATCTATCTAACTATTGGTGACCCAGCTATGTGGATTAGAAACCCACAAAACTCAAACCGTACAGATGAAAAACTTCCTAGTATGCTTTCCATTGCCGACATTATGCTAATGAAAGGTATTCCGATTGTCAAAGCAAACAACGACCGAATAAACGGCTGGAACAATATGAGGTCATATTTGCATTGGGAGGGTGATATAAATAAAAAGAAACTCACTAAGGCTCCAAAGCTATTCATATTTGAAAACTGTGAAAACTGGATTAGAACTATACCCGGATTGAGCCACGATAAATTTAAAGTTGAGGACTTAGATACAAAACAAGAAGACCACCTTGCAGATTTAACTAGATATACACTTTTTCACATTGGCCGACCCGATAAACCAATGCCAGCAAAGCCTTGGGTTATAAGGGAGCTAGAAAAACTAGACAAGCTAAGTGACGTAAATGAGCTTACAATTAGGGCCTAATGATATACTTCAAGTCAGTTGGTATGATACCGTTGACCAAAAGTGGATAAAGATTGAAATTGTAATAGGTGATACACAAATTGAAAACAAGGATATCTGGAGATACGACTTAGATATAGCTATTCAAGATGTATTAGCTGAAATAGAAAAACAAAAGGTAGAACTCAATGTTAACAAGTGAACAAAAAACGCTCCCCAAGTTTTTACAAGAAAAAATTTTAGCATCTAAGATGAAGAAAAAGAAAAAGTCTAAGATGAAAGCAATGAAAAAAAAGATGGGTAAAAAATAATGTACGGGATGAAAAAGAAAAAAAAGAAGAAATCCAAAATGAAAGCTATGAAAAAGAAGATTAGCAAAGGATTTTCACCAAATAAAGGCAAAGGTGGTGGTGGATACTAGTGGATGAAATCTACAAAACCCCCGAGGCTGGGAACTTACCTCAGTATTCTCCAGATGAAGAGACATCTAAGGTAATAAAAGCTGCAAAACATAGATTCCATTTAGCTCGAAAGTCTAAAGAACCAGCATTAAAGCTCTGGCGAGAGGCTGAAGAACTGTATGGTGGTCAGCATTGGTCTGGTTTTAATATGCCTAACTACAAAAATCAGCTCACGTTAGACCTAATTGCTAGTGCAATAGATACTATGGTTCCAATTTTGTCTACCCGACCTCCAAAAATTGACGTAATTGCTTACGGTGAAAGTGAAGAGGATAGGCTAATTGCTGAAACAATGCAAGGTGTTATGGATGAATTATGGACTGTAAGGGATATGACAAGCGTAATGCCCGAATGGTTACTTGATTTTCTAGTATATGGTACTGGTATAGTCAAAGTACACTTCAGAAATGAGGATGATATGCCGGATTGTGACGTTGTAGACCCTTATGCATTCTATGTAAACCCTAGTGCAACTAAGCTAGAAAATGCAGAATATGTTATATATGCAGCTCCAACACCCTTGTATAAGATTAGAGAGATGTATGAAAACGGTAAATTCGTAGCTCCAGAGGGTAATTTAGAAGAATTTGAGGCCCTAAAAACATATCAAGACCCTAATGCCAGCTCACAAGATAGAAAAGCAAAATTAAAAAGTAATACCGGGGGTCATTTTGTTGTAGATGACAACAATGATGCATATAAAGAATTAGAACCTAGAGCATTACTTATTGAATGTTTTATGAGAGACCCCAAGGCTCCCAACAAGATGAGGATGACCACTATTGCTAACAACGTATTGCTATATGATGGAGATTATAAATATCCTTTTTTTAATCGTGATAATGGGATTCCTCATCCCTTCCCATTTGTACATCTAAAAAACAACGGTTCAGCTCATTCTTTCTGGGGTAAGCCAGAACCTAAAAGATTAAAAAGTATTAACCTTGCAATGGATAAAATTACCAGTCAAGTATTAGATTCTATTTCACTTACTGCTAATCCAATGTGGGTAGTAGATGAGACCTCTCAAGTTACAGACCAGATAACAAATAGGCCCGGAAGTATCATTCGTAAAAAAGGGCCGGGTCAAGTAACGATGCAATCCCCCGGTTCAGTACCCGGATATGTTTTCAATTTTTATCAACAGATGATGGATGCCTTTGAGATTGTATCTGGTATTAATCCTAGCTCGCAAGGTAGAGCTGATACTAATGTTACTTCTGGTGTACAAGCTCAGATTATGAAACAAGCAGCATCTACAAAGATAGAATTTAAATCTAGAGTTGTAGACCAAGGTATGCAAACTCTTGGACAGATGTGGCTTATGATGTTTTTAAATCTAGGAACTAAGATACATTGGGTATCTGTAACAGACCCGGACGGTGTTTCAGAAATGAGAGATGTTATAGGCTCTGCATTTAAAGATAGGAAAATGGCAGTACGGGCCAAAGCTGGAAGTATGTTACCAGAGAATAGACAATTCCTAGAAAATAAGATTTTACAATTAGCTCAGATGGGTATGTTAACAGACCAAGAGTACATTTTAGAACATATGGAACTTCCCGGCAAGGAACGTCTGTTAAGAAAACTAAAAGAGCAAAAAGAGGCCCAAGCTCAAGCTATGCAGCAGCAACAAGGTATGGCTGATATGGGTGATAACCCACAAAGTATTTTTGAATCGTTACAACAGAACCCGGAACTAGCACAAGCAATGCAAGGACAATTAGGTGAAGAAGTCAATTAACAAAGGTGGAAGACCTAAAACGGGTTGGGGTGATGCAATTAGAAAACATCCTAAAGTTCCAGAAGTTCTGGACAAGATATTTTTTGCTGCTCTGGATGATACAGATGATAGGCAAACAAATGCTTGGAAACTTCTAATGGATAGGATTGCTCCACAGTTAAAAGCTGAAACGGTTACTCTGGATACTGATAGCTCCATAAAAGGTGTTATAGTTTTACCAGAAAAGAAACCGTTAGAAATCGTAGAAAAGAAACCAGATAAAAAAATAGCAAAGGCATAAAGTATGGAAAACACAAATATAGCAACCAGTATCAGCACAGAAGATAAAGAGGCTTTATTAAGGCAAGGATTTCAACCGGCTGATAGTTTTAAAGAAGTAAAGGGAGAAGATTTAGAGATGGCTCCGGCAATGAATGATGCCTCATCTCAAAGCGTGGCAACGGAGAATACCGGTTCGGAGAACACCGACACTCAAGTGCAAACCAAAGAGGAACAACAACAAGGGTATAAGTTTGGAGAAAAAGAATACTCAGAAGAGGAAATTCTTGCAGCTCTAGACGACCATCACAATAAGGAAAAATGGCAAAAATCATTTACAGAACGAGACCAGCAATTCGCAGAACATCGTAAAAGCCTAGATAATGAACTTGAAAAGATAAAGACGATACAACAAGACGAAAAGCTAATGAGTACTCTGAAAGACTTCCTTGGTGATGACCATCCTTTGTTTAGCGTTTCTACGGAAACCCAAACTAATAGTACAGTTCAGAACACCGAGATACCAGCAGAACAAAATGAATACAATTCAAATTCTGCTATCGAGGAGCTACAAGAGCAGATACAAGATTTGCAAGCTGAAAAGGAACTAGACCTAGAAATGGCACAGTTAGTAAAAAAATATCCATCTATTGATGAAGATAGTATGGATGAGATTTTATCCTTGGCCGTAGAGAAAGGTATGGAAAACTTAGAAGATGCATATAAGATAGCTCTATATGATGCTGCTGAAACGTCAGCTATAAGTAAGGCTCATTCTGCTTTCAAAGAGGCAGAGAAACTTAAATCAATTCCAGAATCTGATGGTCGGATGGCCGGTGGTACAAATGAACCTACTCCAGCATCCATTAAGCCAGCAGATTTAAGGAGTTTTGTGATGAAAGAGTTTGGAGACAGACTTTTTGAACAAAATAAATAACTAGTTAAGGAGTTATAAAATGGCCCTAGTAGGAACAATTAACTACGACCAGTTATCTCACATCACTAAAAAATATTATGTGCCACAATTGGTAGACAATATCTTTAGAGGTAATGTCGTTACTTATCGCTTATTAGCTAAATCTCAGCCAGTAAGTGGTGGGTACAAAGTGGTTCAGCCGGTAGAATATGCCAAGACACCTAGTGGAAGTAGTAACCCACACGTTGATTGGTATAAAGGCGATGATGAAATGAATTACGGAGCATCAGACATAATTAAAAGTGCAGAGTATGACTGGTCGCAACATCACGGTACAATCACAATGAGTGGCCGTGAAGAAAATATCAATGCTGGCCCAGAAGCCGTATTGGATTTATTGCAAGCTAAAGTAAACAACGTAGGTAGAACTATGCGAGACAAATTCGCAGAAGCTATCTTTTCCGATAATAGCCAAGATGCCTCAAGTGGGCATTCTGTTAATGCTGATGCCTTTACTGGTATCCAGCACGTCATCAAAGCAGATAGAGTTCTCGGAGGCATTGATAGTAATGCTGCCGGTAATTCTTGGTGGGATGGTGGCTTTGACGGTGATGCTGCTGATTTTGGTGGTACGGATAATACTCAGCTTACTTTTACCAAGCTAACAACTGCTACTGATGGTGCTTACATCCAGAAAATCTTCAGAGACCTTTATCAAAGGTTAACTGTCGGTGGGGATTCCCCCACAATGCTGGTTTGCAGCCAAGTAGTATTTGATGCATATGAGCAAACATTAACAGACCAAAAGAGATATGGTGCAAGCTCTGCAACTTTAGCAGACGCTGGCTTTCAAAATTTACTATATAGGGGCATCCCCGTTGTAGTAGACCAAGCTCTTGATTTGTATAATGATGCAGCCGATGATGTCAATGCAGCAGATGGTAACAAGATGCTATTCGCTTTGAATGAGAAATATATGGGATTCAAACACCACACTAAACGAAATTTCATTTTCGATGGTTATGAAAAGCCGGTCGATAGAGATATTCGTGTTGGTAAAATCCTATGGATGGGAGCATTATGCTACTCTAACCCAAGAATGATTGGTGGAGTTGCTGATATGCCTACATCATACTCATAAGAGGTAACTAACTGATGGGGCCGGTAATCACTCTTAAACGACTACGATTCCTTCCATACTTTTTACTGGCCCTATCTAACTATAGGATTAAATAAATGCGATGACTTGGGAACAACTCAAAAGCAGAGTTACAAAACCATTTGGTGGTAATCACGGTGCAGATGCAATAATATTTTTAGAAGATGCTGAGAGAGATTTGGGTCTTTTTGCTAAATGCTTTAAAAAGACTTATGTTACATTGCTCGATGAATTCTCACATAATTTTGCATTACCAAATGATTTCATTGAGATGGCTGGTAGACCAGATTATGATGGTACTCTATTAGATAGATATCAAGATTCTGGCAGCTCTAGCAATAAACATAACAGTACATCATTTACAACCGGGAGTCCTCAGTTTTATCGCATTGAGGGCCGTAGAATGGTATTAGTACCAAAACCAACTAATGCAAAGTTATTGCGATTTGAGTATGTTGCTCTGCCGGTAAAATACGATAAGTCATCTGCACATAAAGCTCTAAGATATACTGGCCTCTCTGGCCAAGCATTCCAGCAAGGAGACGTAGTAGAGGGAAGATTAGCAAGTAATTCAGCAGTAGCTACGGCTAGTGCAAAAGTATTAACTGATGAATCTAATGGTGATGGCTCTGGAACATTAATTTTAAGTGACCTTACAACTCTTGGTGGTTATTCTGGATTTCAAAACGGTGACACATTAGTAACTATTGATGCCTCCCAATCTGCATATTCGTCAGCAGCTCCATTAGGTCTAGGATATACATTTGCTCAGTTAATTGAAAACTGGGATACTGTAGGTTTTGGTGGTAAAGCTACTATAGCTGGTACTCAATTTAGTCCAAGTGGTACTAGCAATGGAATCGGGTATGGTGATGTTGTAGGCGAATCGCCAGTAATACCAGACCCATTTCATTATCTAATGATAGAATATGCTCAAGCTAGAATCTACGATATGTTAGGGCAAGCAACAGATGCTGATAGATGTTATAACAGATATTATCAAAATAGGATAGGTGTTGCAGCCATAACTGCCAATCAAGATTTCGGTGGGCCAGTTACGGTTGTCGATGCCCTATGAAATATATAGATATTGATTTATTCGGTGGTATTGTAAGTAATGCTGATTCGGAGGATATAAGACCAGATTTAGGTCAAAATCTTGTAAACTTTAAACTTGATAAGGCTGGCTCCCTACGATATAACGACAATTATCAAGTTCTAAAACAGTTTGACAATGAACTGTTTACCGGCATTTTTTACTGGACAGATTTTAGCCAAGATGATTCTAGACATATCATTGTAATAAAAGACACATCCAATGAATTATTATTATTAAACACAAGCTACAATAAACAGTTTAGTAACAAACAAATTTTATCTGGTAACAATACTCAGAACAGTAGGTTTTTTACTATTAATGCAGCAAATAGAGCCTTTAAGGTTATGCAGAGTTTCCTATCATCTGGTAGGTATATAAGAATATTAGCTAATCGTGAAGATGAGCCAGTAAACTTACAATTCATAGACAATAGAAAGTTTTTTGGATACTGGAATATAAACAATGTAAACTGGTTTACTTATCAAGGTGACCAGAGTGGTAATATAATTTATCTTAATACTGCTAGTAAACACTTTGCAGATATAGCATACCCTAGAATGGATTACTTTAGAGGTAGAAACTCATATAGTAATTCTGTTATAAGTAATACTGGATTTGAGCCTATTATTGATGCAATACAATCTACAAAAAGGGTAGAAACAAATGGCTCGTCTTCTCTAAGGGTAGATATAGGTGGCTCTGATACTTTGGTATCTGCCAGTTTTATGTATGGTAATCACATTCATTTAAGTGCTAGTACTAATACAAACCGTTACGCTCACGAATATAATTTTGCATTGATATATGATGGTAACCAGATAGGCCCATTATCTGAATCCTCTGCATTTACTAGTTTAGAAACCATAAAAGAAAATCTTTTACCTAGACATAAGAATAGAGGTCTTGGTTGTAAGTTAAGAATAAATGTAAACATCGCAGTAAAAGAGGGTTCTGTAGTAAGGGAAACTATCTGGAATCCTAGAATAACTGGTATAGCAATTTACCGTTCTGTAGCTCCTAGTAACTTTCAGAGAATGCGAGAAAAAACAACATTAAGACGAATAGGCACATATCGATTAGATAGAAGTCCAACTGATATGAAAAGAGTTACGTTTACCACTAGTCAATTACAAGTGCTTGACCATACAAAAGTATTACCTCTGGACATATTAAATGGTAGGCATCCAAGTAGCTTATCAGACCCAACTACTGCATACTTTAAATATTTCTGGACAAATGATTCTAATGGTGACCCCAATATGACAAGTTTGTCTATAGATGCATATGATGATACTCACGGTTTCTATACTTTAAGTATCTCAAGTGCTAATTTTGTTCCAGACCTATTAAGTGAATGGTTTATTACACAGAATTCTGCTGCAATTGGTAGTGGTGCTGGAACTATATTTGCTAGTGGTGTTAGATGTATTGGTGGCCACGCTTGGATTATTGTTCCAGCAGACCAAAGTGAGGGTGATGGATATTACCAGAATTGTGTAATTACAGATACCGATAGTGGCGACCGTAGTATAAATACAGTATATGATTGCATTGTAGAAAGTTATATGTACAAACATAAAGATGCCTCTGGAAATGAGACGTTTTTCCACGCTTTACGATTGAGTGGAGATAAACTATGGCGACAGATAAAAACCTCTGGATTAAGCTCAATTAACGGTGTACATATACATAGGACAAATGAACCTATATACTGGGATATGTTAGATATTAGTCAGTCTGCTCATACTAATAATAATATTGTAAGGGGTAGGCTACATATCTGGGATTTATCACCAGTACAATTTGAGGGTCATCCATACCCAGAAGATACTATTAACCATAGTGCTGAAGTCCAGCATAGTTTTATGGGACGTAGATTTATAGGTAACGTCAAAATAAACCTAGGTACAGAAAAGGAAGAAGAACATAAGAATATGATTCTGTTTTCTGAAATATCAATGTTTGATGTAATACCTAGTAAAAATTTTATACAGATACAAGATTTACAAGGTGGTGAAGTAGTAGGGTTTAGTGATATGGGAGGTGACCTAGTAATCTTCCAGACCAGAGGAGTTTATATACTCAATATGCGAAGTCAAGACCCAGCAACGTGGGTACTGTCAAACGTATCTAATAACATAGGTTGCATAGCCTCCAATAGTATATTGAAAGTAAAAGATAGAATATTTTTTGCTGGTGAAAAATCAATTTACTATTTATCATCTGTTGGTCAGCTTGTACCAGTTAGCGAACCTATTAATGACACATATAATTCTTTACCAGAGGCCGTAAAAAAGAAAACAAGTTCTGTATATGAGGCTGATAAGGGAATAATTAGCTGGCATTTTGGAGCAAATGATTTAGTAAATGGAAGTAGATATGTATATCAATTACATATTGATAAAGGTGACGTTACTTGGTCATCTAGAAATATAAAACAACCACTTACCAGAATGTCTGAAGATTTTGATAACAACGTAGTATTTTTTAGTAATACACAATTTTTAAGTAACCCGTATACTAGATAATGGCTGCAAGTACAAATACAAACCAGATTGCCTTAACAAACTCGGATATAACTACACCGATTACTGTTACTGGTGAAGTAGTTTTGTTAAAGTATGAGAATCTTACATTGACAACTGCAACAACTGATGAGGATGGTGCTAGTCATCCCAATGTAGATTTTAGCAACTTTGGTAATTACAAAGCTCTAAAGGTTACAGATACAAATGGCCATACTCAATATATCGTTAGTATGAAAGGTGAGAAAGATGTTTTCTTTGCCATCAAAACACACGCTAACGGTGGTTATAAAAGGTATCCGATATATGACCATTCTATGGAACTAAGCGAGGCTGATTTCCCACTAAATGATTTTGAGGATAGAGACCCGTCTAACAATGCATTGTTTTTATATGATGGTTCACTAGGTGGAGGTCAAAGTAGAAATCAATATTTCAAAGATATATATCAAGCAGAGAATTCTAGTGGTACTTTTGTAGATTATGCAAAGTTTGATGTAATGAAAGGTGCGATGGTAGGCGATACGGTTTCTTGTAAAATATTAACCGGTAATCAAATAAGAGTCTATAAAACCTCACCCGGAAATATTGGTGACGTATCAACAATACACCAAGATGGTAGACTGGTTTCTTTATCTGGAAATAGTGATATATATTCATATTTATTTACAGAGATTACATTAGTTACAGATGCTCTCCGGGTAGATACTGCTAAAACACAAACTGCTATGGATACTGGAGGTATGTGGGGAGTACGTCCCGGCATATTAAAATTAGATATTGGAACTGATACAGCAGACTCTGATAACAAAGTAGGTATACAATTACAGATGGATGTAAGAGGGTTTGACCCGTCTTATAATCTTGCACAATCAGAGCTAGGATTTACAAGTAGTGATACTCACGAATGGGTAGGTGGTATACAATTATTATATACCGATGTAGAGGGTACAAACTATGAATCTGAAGAAATACCAATACAGAGAGATACTCCCGGGTGGGATAAATCATCTAGGTTAGTATTAGAATATAATTCTACAGAACGATTTGGGCCGGGAAAATTTCCAATTGATGTAAGAGTAAATGCAGTATTTGGCACGGTAGGATTTGAATATTATCAAGATACAGATAGTCACTTTTGGTCTGAGTACGATTCTGATTATGGCAGCATAGATGCAACTAATCCAGATATAACCTCTGGTGAGCTACTAAATGACCCTTGGTGTATTGATAGAAGTTATACTGCTGAATGTGTGGTTCAAGCTGATGGAGACTTAAACCCTTGGCAAACCTACGTTATGCAAGTAGACTATGAAACCAATACACAAACATCAGCACCCTCTGGTAGTAAAGTCTATGCTGATAATGTTGTAAATCAAAAAATTAATTATGGAAATGCTGGTAGCGTTACTACCCAAGGTTTAATTATAGGTAGGTCAAATGATGTATATGCTGGTATGTCGAATACTTATTTATACAAATCAAAAACTTTTAGAATAAGCGTAGCTGAACGTGCTAATATGATTCGCACAATATCAATGACATATAATTCTAACTCACCAATAACAATGACTATATATACAGATGGTGAGTCAAAGTCTAAGGATATATTTTTTGAGTCTACTACCCCTACTGGTGTTGCCCCAACATATGCACAAATGGCAACCAAAACTAAGGTAGTTGGTTTATCAGCAAAAGATTTTTGTATACGATTGTATGCAAACCAAGGATTACCGAACAACATAGATATAAGAAAGATAAGTATAGGTTATGGCTAAGTACGATGACCCGGATGCATTAGATACGACTATTCACAATCTAAGAAGAGATAGTGAGTTTTTACAGTCACAAAAACAAGACCGTATAAAAACAGTATCTGCTAGACCTAACTCTGGTAATATGAAAAGAAATGAAATACAAATGTTTGATGATGGTGAAAATATCAAGCTGGTATTTAGAAATAATTCTGGAGCTTTGTTCCAAGCAAATCTAGAAAAAATGGACGAGGATTAAAATGGCAGTAGTTGAAACATTGTTAGCAGCCAAAGCAGCCGTAGGTGTAGGCAAAGGGGTTATGAATTGGCTTAATGCTAAGAATAGACAATTTAAATTGACCCCAGAAGAACGTAGGGCAAACAGACGAGCTAGTGAACAAGCAGCTCTAGGTATGGGTGAGCAAGGTTTTAGTAATGTTGCCAATCAGTTTAGACAAACATCGTCCGACCAGCAACAAGCAGTTAGAGGAGCAGCTTTTTCTGGTGGTCTAGAAAATAGTGCAGTTACACAAGCTGCTCAAAATAAAGTTAATCAAATGTCAAATAGCCAGATAGCTGATTTAGCTTTACAGATTGCTGATAGAAATGCACAATTTAGAAGAGAGGCAACAGAACGTAAAACAAATATACAAATGCAGATAGGTGAAAGAAAACGACAGTTTGATGAAGAAACAAGGCGAATGAAAGAGGCATCAGTATTTCAAACCATAAATGCAGTTTTAGATTTTGGAATAGAAGTCGGTAATCAAAATGCAGCTAGTCAAGCAACAAAAGAAACTATGGCAATGGCACAAAATAATGAAGCCGTTGGAAGCACCTTAGAAGAGGCAGTAAGTTTAGTAGAGGCCCGTGATATCGATGCTGCTATGTTAAAACTAGATACTATAAAAGATTTAGAATTTGATATGTCAACCTTCCAAGGAACATTGAAATTGCTAATGGAAATGTTACAAAGAGGCAAAGATGAATAAAAAAGAAAAATCACTAATAGCCTTAAATAATAAATTGCAATTAAGGCTTATGATGGCAGCAATGAAAAACTCTATTAGAAAATCCGATAAAAGACAATTGGTAGATGCATTTGAAACTAAGATAGAAGAGTTTGAAAATGAGATAACTTCTACAAATGAGTTATTAGCTCAGTTGCCTAAAGATAGAATAGCAAAAAGAAAAGTTTTATCAACCCTTACAGATAGATTAGAAAAGGTTAGTGAGTTTAATTACCTAGAGGAAGATGGTAAATATTATAAACTTCGTAGACAAAATCCACGTTCTATATTATTTGCAGATAGTGATGTAAAAGCTCCTAGAGGAAGTTTAAGTCAAGACTTATTTTCAGAACCTAGAAGTGGTGTACCAGAAGATTTTACGGTGACCTCTGTAGAATTAGAGGATATAAAAATACCAATAGAAAAAGAGGTATATGATGCTGCAATGTTTGAAAATGCAGAGATAAAAAAACTTATTAAGAAAGAACAAAACCTTTATAGAGATATTGTAGAAAAAGAAACAAATCTTATAGATAAATACGTTACTAACAAAAAATCTGCCGACCTAAGATTTAAAGCAGACATACTAAAAGAGCAACTAGCTAATGATGATATTTATCTGGATATGTATATTAATGACAAAGATGAATATGATGGTTTGGTATATAGCGAAACTCTAAAAGCATACACCCCGGTACAATACGATAAATATATAGAGGGTGTAAACATTACAGAGGATTTTGGTAAAAAAGAATATGCACCATTTAGAATGAATTTAGCCAAACAGAAAAAAGCAGTTAACGATGTGATTAAGAAACAACAAAGTAAACCATTTTTAGTAGAACCAAAGGTGTTATGGTATACTGGAGAAACTGAACAAGATATACAAAAAGTAATGGCAGATTATACATCTGGGTATATAACACCAACTATAAAAGATGGTGATTTTGTTAGGAATGAAGAGGGTGAAATTAGAACTGTAAATACTGGTGTACCAAATCCTAGTTATAAATCTCAAACTATGAATCCAATGTCTAATACTCAGCAAGATATGCAAAATCAAATCAAACCATTACTACAACGTAAAAATCAAAATATGAATCCGGGTGGTTTTAATATGAGGAGCTTGCTAGACAAATAATGGGTACAACCCTAAAAGATAGACTCGATACATTTTTTGGCAGAGATAAAGATGTAGACGTACAACCCGATGCTAATGCTCCATATGAGCAATATGCTAGAAATCTACTTGATAGAGTAGCTAGAAATGAAGAGCTATCTACCAGAGATTTATTATTACTACCGGGAGACCACGCTAAAGACCTTACCAGTAGATATTTATCTGGAATAGATAACGACCCAGATAATTATAAAACTCCAGCCATTCTCAAAAGTGAGATGGATAAAACGAGAGCTAGGAGAAGAATTGTAAAGAGACTTTCAAATGAGCAGCAAACTGTAGATAGAAGAGAATCTGTAAATGAGTTAGCTGGTGTATTTGTTCAGTTAAAAGAGGATGAGAAGAACAGAGAAGATGTAGGCTTAACAGAGGTAGAGGCTGCTAGAAGAAGACGTATAAGAAGTGAAGACCTATTAGAAAATAAATCTAAATTAATATCAGAGTTTCAAGAACGTGGCAGAGATATAACTAATGAGGTAGATAAATTTATTGAAAACGGTTCAATGGATTACGAAGATGCCTATCTATACTTTGCCGGTAAAGATAATCACGTTCAACAATTAGATATAAAAGACTTTTTTCTTAGAGACCATCCCTCCAGATATTTTAGTGATGTCATACCTTTTTACGGTAGTGCAAAAGGTTTATCTAGAATGGCCCAATTATCAGATAAGATTGAGGCATTAGATAGAGCAAGTCCACAAGATTTAATTAAACCAGAATATGTAAATGACTTACGGGATGTTGCCTTATTTCTAGACTCTATTGATGCAGATAAATCTGTAGGATATAAGTTTGCAGAGGCCCTAACAATGATGGGCGATTATATTATTACTAGAGGTGCTGGTAGGGTTGTGCAAGGTAATGCAATGAATGCTCTAAAATCTGTATTCCCACGAATGAACAGAGCAATGACATTGGCTACAAGTCCAAATTTTAGAAAGAAAATTTTAAATGCTGCAAACAAAGCTAGACAAGCAGTCCAGTCTGAGGCTACGTTAGCAGTAAATCCAGCCGGACGAGGTTTAGCTACTTGGAATACATACGAACAACATAGAGTTAGAAGTCAAGAACTTATTGGTGTAGAAGTAGCTGATGGCCCAGAGGGTCAAAAGTATGTTAAGTATCTAAATTTTAAAGACCCTAAAGCTACGGTTGATGCCGTTACAAGTGCAGTAGGTTCTCAAGTAGTAGAGGGTTTAAGTGAAAGATTAGGTGGGGCATTTGATTTATTTAGAGTTAGTAAAGATAAGCAAGGTATTCTGGGCCAAGTATTTAACGGGGCATTATTTAAAAGTTTTAAGAAAAGAAATCCAGATGTAGAAAGCGAAACAATATTAAAGTTTCTGGAGAATGCAAATATTAACGGTATCATCCCAGAGATTATGGAGGAAAGAGCTGCCGATATGCTTATTGGTGGTTTAGGTATTGACCAACCGGGTATGGAGATAAGACCCGGATTCCAATTATTTAACCAGAATACTGGAGAATGGGAAAGAGAGTTTAGAGACCTTGTTATACCTAGTGCTGAAGATTTTGCTATTGAGGTTGCTACTATTGGAACTGTTGGTGCATTAGCTAGAAAATTTCAATCAAGTAGAACAAATCCATTACCTCCTATAGAATTAAAAGATGAAACCCCACTAGTAAAAGGTGACGATGATTTTGTAAGGCAATTTGTAGAGGCTGGACAAACATCTACTGGCCAACCTAGAGCAGTAAAAGTAAATGATACGTTACTTGCAATTACAAACCGTAGACTAGAAAAGCTAGGTCTCAAACCAATCAAGTATAATAGAAAAGGTAAAATATCACCACAGTATATAAAGAAAGTAAAAGAGAGAGGTATAGAATCATTACTGCCAGAACTAGTAGAGTTTTACAGTAATCCCAGCAATGCAGAACTATTTAGTTATGCCTCTACTTGGTACGGTGATAGGTTTGACCAGACTATAAATTTATTATCAGAACAATTTCCAGAACTTAATAACCAAGACGAAAGGTCATTTTTTACATTTCTGGTAGGCATTACAAGTCCTAGCCAAGCACCAGAACCAAACCTTATGAATGCCATAAATGAGTTTATGATTGACAAAGGTTTTCCTACTGATACTAAAACTTCTGAGGCCGTATCTAATCAAATAGCAACCTTTAAAACTATAGCAAAACACAAAGGTGGGCATACTGCTGCATTAGACTTTTTAAGCAGAAGAATGACCGGTAAAGAATTAAAGAAAGAATTATTTGAAATGGGTCTATATAAAAACACAATCAAAGCTGGCAAAAAACCCGGTGAGGTTGTTGGCCCGTTACCATCTGGTATAACTGCTGAAGAAACAGTATACGGTATGGAAATTTTTGGCCCTAAAGTTGGAGCCTTTACATTAAACCTAGCTGGGGTTGAGGATATACCTACGATTGATTTGTGGATGCTTAGAAACATAGCCTCACATCTTGGTCAGCCATTTGATAATAAATCATTAGCTCAAGCAAACTATCAACTAAAAAGAGCAAAAGATAAAGGCCCTACAAAAACAGACTGGGCCGACAATTTAGTTAGAACAGATTTTAGAGATAATGGTAACCGTAAAAGAATTAAGTTATACAGAGAAGTTGTAACATCAGTACAACAAGAATTTAACAAAGAGACTGGTGAAAACTTTAGTGCTGCTGATATTCAAGCTCTTATCTGGTATATGGAAAAGTCTATTTTTACCAGTATGGGAACTACTGGAAGTACCGTATCTATGGCAGACTATTTGTCAGTTGCTGAAAATTTAGTAAATTCTGGTGGAGTATTTAATGAAAACACACTTAGACGTATACGAGACCCTAAACGACTTGAGCAAGAACGAAAAGCTGAAGAAATCTTATCTAGAGACGATAAAGCAGTTGGCGAGGAAACAGTTCAAGAAGAAGATGGAACCAGTCCTCAAGAGGCCGATAGTCAAGAACCAGATGGAGGACGACCTAGTGGAAGTGTTGACACAGAGGACACTCAAGAAACTCCCAAAAAGCGACCCGGTTTCTTTACGAAAGAAGTACCACAAGTTGCTGAGTTAGACCCCTCCCAAGCACAAACCTTTTATAACAACCTAGAAGAACACAAAGCCAACGATGACGAGGGTTATTCTGTTGAGCTTAAAGACCTAGAGCAATACCAAAAACCATATGTTGATTTTGACGGCACAACACAAGTAACTCCGACATTAGTAATGTCCGAGGATGGCAAGTCTGGTGCTGCATTACTATTTAAAGAATTTGAAGATGGTACAACCTCTGTAGATATTGCCTCTGTTTTTAGTGGTGAGAATACAGAAGTATCTGGGCAAGAGGTGATGAGAAGTGCTATTAGAAAGGCTCAAAGAATGGGAGCTGATAAAATTACCCTCGATGCCTTTGAGGGTAAACTACCGGGTTACTATGAATTATTTGGATTTGTAGAAACTGGACGAGATACTTGGAATGATGAATTTGCTCCCCCAGATTGGCAGTACGAATATCATAAAAAAGAATATCCAGATACTAATGGCCGTCCAGATGTTGTATATATGGAGTTTGACCCTAAGAAAGCTAGAGAAGAGGCAGACCATCCAATGAGATTTAATTTAGGGTTAGAGGGTGAATTAGATTATTATGATGGTGGTTTATTAGGTAGTGTTACTAGATATCTAAATGATAACCTAGACCCACTTAGAAAATTATCGGAACAGTTTGAGGGTCAAAAAGGTAGACTAAGAGTTAACGAAGATTTTTACAGTCAAGCAAGACGTAGTTATAATATAGCAATTGCAAAGTTTAACAGTAGCTTAGAGTGGGCCGATGATTTTATAGCAAGAATGGCAAAGAGTGGTATAAGCATAGAAATGCTTGATAGGTATATGCACGCTAAACACGCTAGAGAAAGAAATGCATTAGTAGCAGCAAGGAATCCAGACATAGAGGCTGGAGCTGGATATAATAATAAAAGTGAATTGATGACTGATGAAAAGGCCGATGAGATTTTAGATGAATTTAAGGATACAGTTATTGATGATTATGCTAAAGAATTTAGACGAAATGTTATTTTGAGAAATATACAAGTTAGGTTACAAGGTGGCTTACTTACTGAAGAGCAAGCAAGAATATATAGTGGCGATGCTCCAATCAAAACATTTGAAGACCCCAAAGATAATGTCAGCTTTATAAATTACGTCCCTCTCAATTTAGAGCTAGAGGATGATGGAAGAGTAGGTGGAATCTTTAAGAATGTAGATGGTACAAAGGGTCATTCTCTGAATGGCCCGGAGTCCCAAAGAGTCCGAGGTACAGATGCTCAAGTACAAAGAAAATCTATATTTGAAATGGGTATGCAAAACCTACTGATGGGAATGACCAGAGCAGAGGCAAATCAAACTAATTTAAAGCTACTTAATGTATTACGAGCCACAGATGTTTTTGTGAATAAAAACGGCAGTAAGGTGGCCCTTTTTGAGTTTGAGCAAGTAGATAGAGGTGACCGTAAATACTACGATAAGTTTGGTAATCCTAAATATATCTATGCATCAGAATTAGCAGATAACCAGATGCTAATGAAAGAGGATGGTATAGAATATATTGTAACTATAAATAATGATAATCTTGCTAGGTCATTTAAGCAGCATTCTGTTTTTGGCCAGAATCCAATTGTTTTATTTGCTAACTCTGTAAATAATTTTATCAAACAAACTGCGACTTCTTGGAGTCCAGAATTCTTTATTGGTAACGTACAATCAGATTTACAAACCGGATTGACAAATCTAGGTATTGAGAATAGCGTAAAGATTGCAGCTCAAGCAGCTCTAAATATTCCAAAGGCTGCGAATGCTATACGTCAATATAATTTTAACGACCCAAAGGATAGGCCAGATACAGATACAATTGCATTCTATAAAGAAATGATAGCATACGGTGGAAAGATAAGTTTCTTTGATTTTAAAGGGTTTGAGGATAAGTATAAAGACATTGGCAAACGTATGGAAAAAATGGGCGATAAAGCTCAAGCAAAGTCTAATCTAAAAATTGCTCTGGAATATATACAATCTGTCAACGAAGTTTTTGAGGGCCAAATGAGATTAGCTACATATATAGCTATGCGACAAAATGGATACCCAGCAGAAAAATCAGCTATTGCTGCCAGAGACGTTACTATTGATTTTAACAAACGTGGAGAGCTGGCCAGTATAATGGAATCTATGTATATGTTTTCTAAGGTAGGAGTAAACAATATATATAGAATGGGTCAAGTAATGAAATCTAACCCTAAGAAAGCAGCAGCTATGTCATCAGCTTTTATGTTTGCTGGATACTACCTTGCAGAAATGAGTAGGTCTCACGATGAGGAGGAATGGGAAAAGAAATCGGAATGGGAAAGAGACCATTACTTCCAGATACCTAATAATATATTTACAAATGTAGAGGGTGAAAAGAGAGGGCATATACCTTTTAGAATGGCATATGGCTGGGGAATGTTTGCTGGTCTAGGTGTTATGATTTCTGATTATAATTACGAAAGAAAAAAATTATTACCAGATGAGGAAATGGCTGATGGCCATTATTGGTCTAGAGCATATGATATTATGTTTAGTAATTTTGCTCCAGCATCTGGTATGCCTACGCTACCATTATCTATGGCATCAGACCTAATACGAAATAAGGATGCATTAGGTAGAACAATCAAACCTTATAAATACGACCCTATTATAAGTGATTTTGAGCTAGAGTTTGGTAAAACCCCGGCAGACCTTAGAGACTTATCCTATATTATAGCTAATGCCCCATTACCCGGAAATCCCGGCCTTACTCCTAATGGTAATCGTGACCCTCTAGGTAGAATTAGTTATATGGATGGAGGCACATTAGATATAAGTCCAGCAGAACTAGATTACTTTTTTGGTCGAGCTTTTACTGGTGTTTATACATTTATGAACAACACCATAGGATTAGGTGATAAGGTTACAAATTATAATAGAATTTTAAATAAAACCTACGATGGCCTCAATCCATCAAAGACACCTTTTATAAGAAGATTCTGGAGTTATAAACCTACAAAAGATTTAAGACAATCAAGATATCAAAGAGCCGTTAGAGAAAGTAGAAGAAGAATGTTAAATAGTTATGAAGTTACGGCAGCAGAAGAATCTATAAGAGGCTTGTACTCTGATGGAGTTATTGGTTTGAATGAATACAATAAAATATTTGACCAGATTTTAGATAATCAAGCAAGATTATTAGCTACACCAAAATCATTAAGAAAGTTATTAAAAGAAAGAGCAACTGTAGATGTTGGTAGACTACCAACTGTACGAGGTGCTAGAAGAACAAACAGACCAAAGGTCAAGAAAACTAGAGTAGGATTGGAGGATGCCCTAGGCGAATTGAAAGGTGAAATGGAACGTAGGACGGCTGATACAACACCTTGATGAAAAGTGGATAAAGGAATATAATACAATATGTCATTGACTAATAAAACTGTAGCAGATACCTATAAAGATTTATTAACTGTTAATAGTGCTGGTAATGATAACCAAGGATTAGAATCAACAACGAAAACCGTTATAGATGGAGAGGGAATATCTAGTGCTTTAAAATTAGGTACGACATCCCTAGAGTTTACTGGCCCAGTTACTGGTACTACTGCAACTTTTTCTGGTAATGTTCAAGCTGGAGGATTCGTTGTAGAAACCGATAGCAGTTCCGGTACTACTGCTCCAATAATGACAGTTAATTCTCAAGGTGCAGCTCTAACAAATATTACTCAAATGACTATGGTAACTACTCAAGGAACTAGCGTACCAGCTTTTACAACTAATACGTCTGGTAGCATTATCTTGAATTCTGATTTACAAACTAAAGGTGCATTAACTTTTAGTCAATCTGGTCACGATGATTTGACACTAAGTGCTGCTAATGCAGATTTTGGTAAATCTGGTGACAAAGGAAAAATGAAATTTGAAGACTCAAAAGTCTCAATGAATAAAGGTACTAAAGAACTTTTCACGGCAAAAGACAACGGTACAACTAGAATGCAGACAGTATCATCTTTACCAAGCACCGATGTGCAACAAGGCGATATTGTTAATCAAAACGGGACATTATTCGTGGATGCTTAATGTTCTACAACAAATAGGAGAATAAGCTATGGCTTTTAAGAAAATTGTACTAGAGGGAGAAGCAGCAGTTTCTTCATTTACTGGTGCAGCGATTCAAACAAGTGGCGAAAGTTTTAGCGATAGTGACACCGTCTTGATGACTGCTGCTGCTATTGATGATAGAATTTCGGCACAAAGTGGAACGGGTACAGTAACATCTGTAACTGCTGGTTCTGGATTATCTGGTGGTACTATTACGGGAAGTGGTACTATATCAGCTAACACGGCAGCAGTAGCAGATGGAGCCAGTACATTGGCAACTGGAGACCAAATACACGCCTTTGTAACTGCTGGTTTCCCAGCTAGTGGTAATGTTAGAGTTGCAGACTTTAACGGGAACGCAGTAATTACAAGCTCTGAGTCTTTTAGTGATACGGATGATGCTTTTATGACTGCTAAAGCATTAAATGACAGAATAGAATCTTTTGGTTACACAACAAATACTGGAGATATCACAAGCGTATCTGCTGGAACTGGATTGTCTGGTGGTGGTCAAAGTGGTGCAGTTACTTTAAACGTATCTGGTTTATCTGTTTCAGAGTTTGCTGGAAGTGCAATTCAAACTAGTGGTGAATCTTTTTCAGATGATGACACTAGTATAATGACTTCAGCAGCAATACAAGATAAGATACAAAGTTTTGGATTTACTACAAACTCTGGTGACATTACGGCAGTAACAATTACAACAGATTCTGGGGCTGGTAGTAAAGCATCAGATGGTTCTGGTAGTGCAGATTTCACCTTTGTTGGTGGTACTGGAATGAGTGTAACTAACTTGAATAATTCTATATCTTTCAATGCAAGCCAGAATATAGCTACTAGTGCAAGTCCAACATTTAACAACCTTACGTTATCTGGAAACCTTACAGTTAATGGTAATACAATAACTACTGATACAGAAACACTTCTAATCAAAAACAACACATTAGTTTTGAATTCAGATAACTCTGGAACTGCTGATGCTGGTTTTGTAGTAGAAAGAGGGTCTGGTGGAGATGACTTTTCACTTGTATTTCAAGAGGCAAAAGATAGATTTATTGTTGGTGTAAATAGCAATAATCAAACATTAGCATCTGCGAGTGGTGGAACATATCACGCTGATATGGCATTAGTTCACGTTAATAGTTCATTCAGTAACAGTTTAACTAAAGTACCAATAGGACATTTTCAATTTGATGGTTCAGACTTATATGTAAGGACATCGTAATTGTCAATAAGTACTAAAGGTAAAGTCTACACCCGAAATAAACCATCGGGTGTAGCAGAAGAGAAAACTCCTATGCCTAAACTAAATGTAAAGGATACAGATTTTATTCTTAAAGTTTTTTATAGGTCAGAGTTTTCTGGAAAAGAGCTGGAGCAAGCATTTGGCACATTAAATAAGGTTGCGACTTTACATCAAAGGAACCTAGGAAATGAAGAGTGATAAACCAGCATTGCATACGGTTAGACTTTCAGATGCAGAAGTATTGTTATTATTACAATCTCTGGAATCTGCAACAATTAGAGGAAAGGATGCTATACTTGTAGCCAAGGGCATAGAGAAACTGCAAAAGGTTGCAAAAAAAATAGCTCCAATGATGGACGATGGCTTATAAAAAAGTAATCTTAGCAAATGATAATATATCAGAATTAAATAATAATTCTGGTTTTACAACTAATACTGGTACAACAACTGCGAGTAATAGCCAGACGTTTACAAACAAGTCTGGTAACATTAGTCAATGGACAAATAACTCTGGCTATTTAACTTCTGGAAGTTCAGCAGTAACTGGTAAGGCCCCAAAGGCATCTCCTACCTTTTCTGGAACTGCAACATTCTCTGGAGACACAAGTGGTATTAGCTACAATGATTTAGATGATACACCAACTATTCCATCTAATAATAACCAGCTCTCTAATGGAGCTGGTTATGTCACATCGTCCGGTATTACATCTGTTTCTTTAGGTGTCGGAACTGGTCTAGACGGAGGAGGAAATCTTACCGGAGCTGGAGGAAGTTTTACAAATATCTCATTAGACTTATCTGAATTAACTGATATGACTGGTGCTATTGACCCAGATGTTGATGAATTAATTTTGTTAGATTCTGGTGCTGAAAGAAGAAAAAGATTTAGAGAGATATTTGGAAGTAATGCTTACAACAGTACTACTATACCAACTAACAATAATCAGCTTACAAACGGAGCCGGGTATACTACGAATACTGGAACTACTACGGCATCGAACAGTCAAACTTTTACAAATAAGAGTGGTAATATATCCCAATGGACGAATGATGTTGGATACTTAACAAGTCAAACAGACTCACAAACACTTTCTATAAGTGGTACAACTTTAAGTATTAGTAGTGGTAATTCTGTTACATTACCCATATTTGATGGGGCGTATTCTAGCCTATCTGGCAAACCAACTATTCCATCTAATACTAACCAACTCACTAATGGAGCTGGTTTTGTTACATCATCTGGGGTTACTAGTATAACTATAAGTACTTCTGCCGGTCTTGATGGTGGTGGTACTTTTACTTCTACTGGAACGGCCACTATTAGTTTAGACTTGTCAGAGTTAACAGATATGACGGGAGCCATTAATAAAGACCAAGATGAGCTAATTTTATTAGATAATGGAGCCGAGAGAAGAAAAAGATTTTCAGAAATATTTGGGTCTAACGCTTACAACTCTACTACTATTCCAACGAACAATAATCAGTTAACAAATGGTGCTGGATATACCACTAATACTGGTACGACTACTGCATCTAACTCACAAACATTTACAAATAAATCTGGTAATATTTCGCAATGGACAAATGATGCCGGTTACCTAACATCAGCCGGAACTATGTCATCTTGGACATTAGCAGCCGGTAGCACAACTAGCGTATCTAATGGGCAAGCAGTTACATTCCAAGGTTCTGGAGCAACATCAGTTTCACAAAGTGGTAGAACAGTTACCATAAGTTCTACAGATACAAATACTAATACCCAACTGTCTACCGAGCAAGTTCAAGACATTGTTGGTGCAATGTTTTCTAGTAATACAGAAACAAATATTACGGCCACATATCAAGATGGTGATGGTACAATAGATTTAGTTGTTCCGACTATACCAACTAATAATAATCAATTAACTAACGGTGCTGGGTATACAACAAACACCGGGACGACAACGGCATCCAATTCACAAACCTTTACTAATAAAAGTGGAAACATTTCTCAATGGACAAATAATTCTGGATACCTTACCAGCGTAAGTAATAGTAATTGGTCTGGCACAGATTTAGCAGTAACAAACGGTGGTACTGGTGCATCTAATGCAAGTGGTGCTAGGTCAAATTTAGGATTAGGCTCATTAGCTACTGCATCATCTATTAGTAATAGTAATTGGAGTGGAACAGATTTAGCCGTAAACAACGGGGGTACTGGCTCAAGTTCTGCATCTGGTGCAGCAACTAATTTAGGTCTAGGTACTCTTAATGATGTAAGACACGATAGTCTTGGAATAGGTACAAATGCATCTGGAACAACTGGAGAAATTAGAGCTACAAATGATGTAACTGCATTTTTCTCATCAGATAAAAGATTAAAGAAAAAATTAAAAGTTATAGAAAACCCATTAGACCTTGTAGATAAAATTAATGGATATACTTTTGAATGGAAAAAAAGCAGACCTAAAAATGTACATAGTCATTCTGGTGCAGACGTTGGAGTTGTTGCCCAAGAAATAGAGGCTCTAGATTTACCGGGTCTTGTAGAAACCAGAGATAACGGATATAAAGCAGTCAACTATGAAAAGGTTGTACCAGTACTAATAGAGGCAATAAAACAATTAAATAAAAAATTAGAGTTTCTTGGTGAGGCTTGGGATATGGTTGACGATGGCTATAAATAGTTCTGGGCCAATAAAATTAAATGCTGATATTGGAGTTGAGCTAGGTGTCAATAACAATAAATCTACATCTTTAGAGGATGCTAGTACCGGGACTATTGCAACAATAAATACTGCATCTAGTGATAGACCAGATGGTTCAGCTCCTCATAGTATGAGTGAATTCTATGGGTACAACCATAGTGCTAGTAGTGGGCCTACTGCTTTTAACGGTGTTTTCTTTGATGATTTTTATTTAACGAGTGCATCACAAGCAACATCATCAAGCAGACCATCTTTTGCTGGCGAAGGTTCTAGCGTTGCTAACCAAGATGCATCTGGTTCATATGCAGTAAATATGTCAAACTTTACAGATTCTAAAAGCAATACATTTACTAAACGGCCACCATACGAGGTAAATGATTTTGTATTTAACTCAAGCGATGGTTATTATTATGCTCCAGACAATAATAGTACTCATCCTTATATAAGAATTGGCCCATCCCAAGGATTCCCAGCAAGTGCAAATTTTACTGGTACTTGGAATGTAGAAATGTATTGCGATAATAATGCCGGCAACAAAGATTTATTATTACATTTTGAAACTGTTAGTGCAACTAGTGGAGGTGGTAGCAATAACCCGTTTGTATCTAATAATAATTATCGTATCTGGATGTTTATGGATAGTCCCAGAGGTTCGGTAAGGATTACCAGAAGATTAAACGGTAGCAATTCCCATTTAACAACTGTATCAGCTACGAATGCTCCAAGAAAAGTAAAAGCATCTTGGACACCTACTGCATCTAGTAATCAACTAAAAGTATTTGTAAATGATACACTAACGGCACAAGCCACCGACAGTAATCATAATGATTTATTTGGTGTACGATTATGGATACCAAGGTTTGCATCTAATCCAGATGTTAGAGTATGGTGGTGGAGGGGTTTTTTCTCATAATGAAAAAGATTATAGCTAGAGTAAAGTTAAGAACATATACCGATGAGTTTGACGAAGTGAACTTAGAACCGGGTACAGAAGATTTTTTTTCATACGAAAATATGGAAGAGAATATTGAGGACGATAATTGCATTGCTACTTTTATATGCGAAGATGATGACGAGGTAGCAAAGTTAAAATCAGATTCCGGATTTATTGAGGAGTTAACGTAATGGCAAAAACACCAGCTTGGCAGCGTAAAGCTGGCAAATCAAAATCTGGAGGATTAAATAAAAAAGGTCGGGCCTCATACAATCGAGCTACTGGTGGAAATCTTAAAGCACCAGTAACAAGTAAAAACCCAAAAGGAAAAGCTAAGAAAAGAAGAAAGTCATTTTGTGCTAGAATGTGTGGAATGAAGAAACGATTAACAAGTGCCAAAACTGCTAGAGACCCAAACTCTAGAATAAATAAGGCATTACGAAAGTGGAGATGTAATTGCAGATGAAAAAGAAATTCTGGGAAAAGAAAAATCCAAAAAAGAAAAGTAAAAAGCTAACACCAAAGCAAAAAGCTATGGCTAGAAGAATGGCAAAAAAAGCTGGAAGACCATATCCAAATCTGGTAGATAATGCCAGAGCATCAAGAATGGGGTAATTTTGAATGAAATTGGCGATATGCATAAAAAATTTAAAACTGCCAAAAAAAAGTGCCTCTAATTTAGCTTTTATGGGCATTTCTCTTGATAAGGCGAACCCAACATCGAATAGATATTTAGCATTTATAGACTGGCAATCTACCACGTCTGTTGATGGACTTAAAAAAAATGGAAGAAAACGAGTACAAAGGAGGAGCTAGAAGTTTTAATGGAACCGTAATTGATGATTCGTTCCAAGTAAACATAAATATAAAATGGTTAATACAAATCCTAATGCTCGTTGGAATGTTGGTTTACTCCTACTACCGATTAGAAACAAAATTAAACGAATTAGAAAGAAACTTATCCGAGGCCCAAAGTCAATTATCCGAGTTAGTAGACAAACACATACAAGAGGATGTTGTGAAAGTAAGGGAAATGGAAGAGCAGCTCGCTTGGTTTCAAAAAGAGTTAAACCTAAATCCATTAAGCTGGCGAAAAAAGAAAAAGAAATAAAATGGTGGGTTGAAGAAAAGTGGATGGATGATGAAATTATGGGTCATACATATTGGGTGAATCGTGAGGCGAGGTGGAAATGCAAGAAATAGCAGATATATACATCCAGTTAGGAGCAGCCGGCTTTTGCTTTATGCTGCTTGCCTTTACAATTGTAAATCTTATAAATATAAACAAAGCTCAATCGGAAGACCTAGAAGAAATAAAACAAAGTATTCACAAAATGGAATCAGTACTGGATTCTAGTATGGGTATAAATGTAAAACTTATAGATAGACTAAATCGAAGTGATGAGAAAAGAGAAGAATTTTGGAGGGAGATAAGTGACGACCTTTCATTTATAAAGGCCAAGCTATCTAATGGAGGATTTAGACAATAATGGATGTGCGAACTGAAAGTCATAGGGAGCAAGTTATAAAGCTACTTACACAATTAAATGAAAGACAAAGGACTATTTTTAATCGTGTAGATAAAATTGAAATGCATCTAAAAGAATTAAATGGTAAGGTGGCTAAACACGAAAACCAATTGACAAAAATTTTAACTTGGGGAGGAATCGTTATTCTATTTGTTCCCATAATTATAAATATACTGATGAGGGGGATACTGTGATAAAGGAAAAATGGAATGTTAAAAGAACTTATAGCAGCAGAGTTATTATCTGATGAAGTAAGAGACGAAGTAATAGATGGCTGGAATAAATCTATAGACATACCTCTACTCTCTGAAAAGGTAGAGAGAAAGATTATGTTAGCTATCTGGGGTATCGTTAAGTCATCATTAATGAAAAAGCTCTAATGCCTAGATTCGGCAGAAGAAGTAAAGAAAGACTTAGAGGTGTTGATTCTCGCCTTAGAGAAGTACTAGAGGAAGTTGTCAAGCATTATGATATTACTATTATTGAGGGATTACGTTCGGCTGAAAGACAACGAAAATTGTTTGCCGATGGCAAATCCAAACTAGATGGGGTTACCAGAAAAAGTAATCATCAGCTTGGCAGAGCAGTAGATATAGCTGCATATCCAATAGACTTTGAGGCAACAAAAGATTTCTACTACTTAGCTGGTATGATGCAAATGGCTAGTAAAAAATTAGGCTATACTATTCGCTGGGGTGGAGACTGGAATCAAGACCAAAGATTTAGTGGACGTACTAAACGAGCTGATAAGACCCAACGGTTCGATGACCTTGTTCACTTTGAAATAAGAGGTTAATTTAGACCTCACCTTTTTCTACAGAAATTATCCTTTCTTTAAAGGTGAATGGCCCCGGTTGCAATGACTGGGGCCACTTAGTAAAATAAAGTAACGTCACAGTTACGACACATTTATTTTAGTCAAATTAACAATCTACCGAGGAGCAAAAGCTAATTTATGCACTATCTTTCGAGTGCAGCGTACTAATTTTATGTTTATCGAGGGTAGAGCCTTTCGAGGGTATGTAACATTTGTTTTATAAACATTTATATAGTTTTATATCTATTTATATTCTTTCAACGTCACATTTATGTCACAGTCTATTTATGGTTTATAAAACATTTGTTACATATGTTATGAGTTTTATAGTACTATTTAAATTTTTATCTTGACACAATTACTTTCGTATTTATAGGTTTTTGATACACATACTAAGGAATCAAATGAAACGACAAGTCGTACCGTATTTACAGATTAAGGATTTGCAACGTGCTACGGGTCTATCATATCTCACTATATATAATAGAATATCCAAGGGCGAAATCCAAGGTGCTTTCCAAATGGGTCTGAAATGGCTGATTTCTTTAGATGACTGGAACAAATATGTTAGGGGTCTGAAGAATGGTCAATCCATATCCGACTAATATAGTCGACATACTCAACAAGCAAGATAGTATCAAAACCAAGATGATGAACGGTCATCGATGGTATTACGATAGTAGCAATCCGGAACCCACTTATAGAATGTCAATGACCTCGGGTCTTAACGTGGCTTACCCAAAAGGCCCGGGGTTATTTGAATGGGGTGTTAAATCTGGATACTGGCATAAGATGCTATCTGATACTGCAATAGTTCCCGGGAATTTAGTTCACGATGCGATTGATTTATTATTCCAAGGCCAAACTATTGATGATGTCTGGTTTGAAATAGCTCTAATGGAACAAGAAAAAATAGGCTGGAGATTAGAGTCTAATAAGACAACTATAATTAATAGCTGCTTACGGTATATGGAAAGTTTTTTTGCTTGGTATGATAAGTTTCAACCAGTATGCATTGGCTCTGAATTTAAGCTATATAATGAAGAACATTTATTTGCCGGACGTACAGACCAGTTATATAAAATAACTGATGAGAAGACCGGGGAAACAGAAATTGTCCTAGTAGATAATAAAACTGGTACTGCTCACGACTACCATTGGATACAAGGACTAGGATATGCTCATATCTACAATACTTATTACGCTCCAGAAGAATATAAATGCACCAAAGTTGGTGTACTGTATTTGAAAAAAGATTATCGAAAAAAACCAAATTATAGTTTCAAGATGATTGATGCTAATCCAGAGCGATATCTTAATTATTGTGATTGGTATGTAAACGAATTTAAGGTTCCAGTTATCAAATTTGGATATCTACCCAGAAGAAAATTTAGCTTAGTTAAACAGAATAAGGAGTCTAAATGACAGAACAACAATGGATTAGGAAAGACATACCGGTCGAGCCAGCTCCTCCGGTACAATGTGTCTTCACCTATGATGGGCCGTATACTGATAAGTTCGGCAATAATAAGTGGCAGACTACCGATGGCCAGTATGTACAAGCATCAGCAACCTTGCTAAAAATGTGCGAGCATATTGGTGTAAAAGCTAATGTACCAGTTAACATTGGTAAAAGAGTAGGGCCAGATGGTAAGACTCATTTTACTGTTAACGGGCAAACTGCCACAGAATTGTTTGGTGGGCAACCGGGAGGTACTCCCCCACCAGCAGCTCCAGTAGCACAACCAACGCCTCAACCACAACTACAATCAACACCAGCACCAGCACCCTTTGCTCCGGGTGCAGTAGGGACTTCGCAACCATCTACAAACGCTGGTCTTAATGAGGCTAAAGTGCATTTGGAGTCAGCACTAAAAATCGTTAATGAACTCATCGGAGATGAATTACCGTTTTAGGTGCAAAGATGAGAGGGCAGTCACGACTAACCAGTAATCCTCCAACATCGGTTGTCAAACAACAATGATTGCCCTCTCGAAGAATTATAAAAAACAAGATTTAGAAAAACCATTTTTAGGGCCAGAAAAACTGGTCTGCGAAAAGATAGAAAACAGATATAACCTTACCGTAAAAAAATTAAAAATGAATTACCACGTTGATTTCGCTGCATTTGACAGTACTGGTACATTAAGATGTTTTGGTGAAATAAAATGTAGGTATTTTAAGTCTACTAAATATGATGCCCCGATGGTATCAGCCTATAAATATTTAGGTATAAAAGAGATACACGATACATTTAACAAACCAGTATTTCTATATGTCCAGTTTATCGATTCCCTTTATGTCTGGCGATACAATGATAGTGATGAGATTATAATTAAATGGGGTGGTAGAACAGACCGTAAACGGTCAAATGATATAGAGCCTATGGCTTACATACCTTTAAGATATTTCGAGCGTTTTGATGGATAAAATACAATGCCCAATGTGCGATAATGATTTTCTACCAGATGATGGTACATATGAAATAGGGGACGAGCATAATAAATACTGTTCAGAAAAATGTTTATATGAAGAACAACTAATTCAAGAAGAACATCATCGTTCACAAATAGAATACTGGAGGCCAGAGTATGGTCAAATATTACATACTGGAAATATTACAGACTCAAGCATTTGACGTTATCATTGCAGTAGTCTGCATAATACCGTTTTACTTTTTAATGAAAATGCACATACGAACTGAGCTTAAAAAGATTCGAGCTGAGTTTAAAAAATATGCAATGATATTAGGTGCAATAAAAATGAAAGAGGAGGATAAGGACAAGTGAATATACATATACTACTTTTAAACTTTTGGATATTTGCTACGAGCTTAATGATTGTGGTAGGCTCTCTTATTCTTATACCAAAAGCAATTGATGACTTAATGGAGCGATATAGGAATTGGCAGAGTCATACATAAAATTAAGAAGAAGAATAATGAGAAGTGATGTCTATCGGTCAGCTCCGGTTGTAAGAGAGTTATTTATATGGCTCTTGATGAATGCTGGTTGGCAAACTAGAAAGAAGAAGGATGACAAATATGGGGTTGACCGAGGACAATGGAATGGTACAATAAAAGACCTACAAAATGGCCTATCTTGGAAGTCTGGTTTTCGTACTGAGACGTATAGTAGGCCCCAAATAAGGCGAGGACTCGCAAAACTAATGGAGTTAGGTACGGTTGAATATATGGGCGACCCATCGGGACTTACTGTAAATATCTGTAACTACGATACTTACCAAGGGGAAGATACTACTGGGCGACCCATAGATGACCATCAACCG